TGCTGGTGCAATGTGGTGGAAGGAATTCACTCCAACAAATGCATCATATACTGCATCAACTGGTGTGTTGACTCTCACTATTCCAGATCACAGACTTAACGTTGGTGAGTATATCAGTATCGCTGCAAATGGTATTACATTTACCTGCAGTATGGATAGCAATGCAACTAACCATCCATATCCACGAAATACTGATCCTGCTTACGAGAAACGTCTGCTAATCACAGATACAACTCCAGATACACTCACAATTAATGTCGGTGCATCTCCTTCAGGCCAGCAATACGACCACACATTTGTATCTGCTGTTACTGGTGCTGTCCGTTATGGATGGAATGATGGTGGAGAGCACTTCACTCCAACTGCTGTTAACTACACAGCAAGCACAGGTGAGATGGTCCTGACCATTCCTAACCACTCCTTCAACGTTGGCAGCAGAATGTCTATCGAGCCTCATAGCTTGGTATTCACTTGTGCTATGGATAATAACCAAAGCGAGCACGCATATCCTCGTAATGGTGATCCAGCATATGGCACAACTCGCGCTATCACTGCTATTGGCACTTCTACTCAAGATATTACCAATGCAACTTATGATCCTGTCTCAGGTAAGATGGTTATCACAACAAGTGGCAACCATGGATTGGTAACTGGCAACAGAATTAAACTTGCCGCTAACTCCTTGACATTCACATGCACAATGGATAGCAATGGTAGTAACCATACTTATCCTCGTGCTACAGACCCTGCAAATGAGAAGTGGTTGCTTGTCAGCCGCGAGAGTGATACAACATTCTCTTGCTATGTGGGTGTTGCTGCAAACAATAACCAATATGATCATACCTTTGTGAGTGCTACTGCTGGTGCACTTATCAAGCAAAATGGCACTGTTACAGTTAATGTTGGTGCATCTCCTTCTAACAATCAATACGCTCACACTTTCGTGAGAGCTGTCCAAGGCGGAATCATTTCTGCTGGCGCTATCGATTGTGTCCATGACGTTGCAGATCTAATCCGTGCTGTCCTCTGGAATGCTGAGAATGGTGGTGACAACTATGTTGGTTTGGCAACTGAATTCTACTTAAGTGGTCCTGCTATTATTCACGTTACTTCACAGGTAACTGAGACGCTTTACGCTATTCAGCAAGCGAAGAATATTATGATCAACATGGCGCTGGGTGCAGGTGTTGGATCTATTGTTGGTGAAGTCGCACAACCTCCAGCAAATACATTTAACGGCACTTCAGATCAGAATACAGAAATTCAGAATCGTTTGACATATCTCTGGGATATTGTCGAAGATACAATGCAAGATCCTAATGGACAAAATGCCCCAACGTATCCTAATTCTGCTGCTAGTAAGAATTTCCAGTGGGAATTGCCTAACTTCTGGCCAATCAAATATACAAGCGAAATCGCTGATAGAGATCTTACCATCACCTTTGACTCCGCTAATGGTGGTCTAGGAAACAGTGGCACATGGAATCAAACTTGTCCACAAGTTGCGTCTTCCATCACTACCTTGATGGATATTGTTGATAGCACTATTGTTGGTGGTTTGACAAATACCAATGCTCTTGCAGGTATTACTCGCACAACGGCATACTCCTCTAACACCAACTATCAAGAAGGTACATGTGAGAATGTCAGATCGATGATTGATAACCTCTTCGTCTTGATGACAGAATCTCTAACTGCTGACAATAGAAACTTGCGTCAGTATGCAGACCTCATGAGATTCAATGCTCCTGCAATTTACAGACGTGCATATGATGAGACTGTTGTTTCTTATCCTCAATTTGCTACACAGATCCTAACTTACAATTCAGATCCATATCTCCTTGGTAAGGAAATCGTTGATGCTATTCAGTATGACCTTATTACTAAGGGTAACGCTGGTGCATTTAAGTTGATCGCTGATTGGTTTGATGGTGATGGTGCATTCATTGCATTCCCAAATATTATTAGATCTTTCCTCTTGGAATTCTTGTCCAAGATCAGAGAAATGGCCAAGTCTGTTATTTACCTCTCACAGACCGAACCTGAGTGGGCAGCATATGCAAATTACATCTATAACATTCCTATCAATACTCGCCTTGAGTGGAATCAAGAGCACGCCGAGTTTATCCTCGACTCCTCTTTGAATGTGATTCGCTATGCGATGTCAAGATCTGAATTCCCAACAGAAAACAGAGTCAACTTTGTCCCAAGCACTGACGTTGTTAATATTAGCAATAAGTATAATCTTGGTTACGATTGGAATACTGATCCTGCACTTGTCCTTCTTACACCTACAGTCCCTGTTGGTTATGACAGAGCAGAATACAGAATCAGAATCAACAAGCCTAACAACTTTAGAAGAGGTGACATTGTTACCTACATCCCTGCATCTCAGACATCACTACAAACTCTGAATAAACCAGAATATTTTGTGATCGCGTCTGATTCCTCTTCGTGGTTTGAAATTGCAGAATCTCCTATTCATGATGGTAGATTCCATAATTTCTTCATCGATATTACCAATAATGGTGCACAGCAATTTGCTTTGACACTCAGAAGTGGAATTACTAGAGCAACCACCACATACGGCACAAGAGAAAACTTCACTCCTCTTGAGGGTGGATTCCTCCCCGCAGACGTGCTTTATGGATCTACCTCCCAAGCATACGCTGAAGTTGGTAGTGTGCTTCAGAATGAGGCAGAAATTATTCAGTCTTACAAGCACTATGAATTGAATAATCTCTCAACCGACCTGCAAGAATTTGCAAATGGTGAGACTCTGGTTGTCCAAGGTAACACAAGTGTTAATGGTAAGATTCTGCAAACAAGACTGCAGGATGCTCAAGCAACTTCATTTGTTAAACTTATTAACCAACAAGGCATCATCAGTCAAAATGATGTGCTTCTTTCACAAGAAAGTAACTTGGAAGGCACTGTCACAGATATTAGTGATCGCTTCCTAATCAACGTTAAGAAAGGTGCATTTGCTACAGGCGACTGGTTCTTCAGTAAGACTGCTGCAACTTACGCCAAGATGAGTGAATACTCCAATAAGTCTGGTGCTATCGTTGATAACACTGGCGGTAAGATCACAATGGACGTTGAGACCATTGATGGAGCATGGAATTCTGGCGATATCATTTATGGTAACCAGACATCTTACATCTTGGAAGTCAAGGGTGTTTCTGGATCTAGTCCACTAACTCTCAACTCTTATGTCCACGGCACTAACGTGTATGAGTTGAATCTTGGCACTGCAATTATTGACACTGGTATTACAGATACCTTCGCACCTGGCGATACCGTCTACATGCTGCAAGGCACCGTTATTAAGGATCCTGGATTCAGCGCAACGGTCACCAAATATATCAATGGATTGAATCTTGATCCAGGCGAGCCAAATTACGGTGTCCACAAACTTTGGATTGCTAATCCTATTGATGTTGGATCTGGTGAGCCAGTTAGCGCAGTTTCCAATACAATCTACTCGATTGGTAAGTATGACATTAACTCTAACTTCCCAACTATCTACGCGCCTGTAACATCACTGACAGACACAACATATACCTCTTACGGACGTGTTGTTAAGATCGATATCGCAGGTGTTACTGGCACCATCTGGATTGAGAATGCAGTTGGCGATTTCCTTGATAACATGTCTCTCTCCGCTAATGACGGATGGGGTGCTGCTGTTACTAGAGCCGCTAAACTTCAAGGTCGTGTTGATCGTTACTTCAGAGGTTTCGACGGCACACAAACAGAATTCTCACTCACCATCTCTAATGGTGAATCCTACTTCCCTGATCCTGCAGGTCATCTGCTCGTCTTTGTTAATGGTATTCTTCAACCACCTGGCGGTAACTTCGCTTATAACGCATTCTCTGATCAGATTCGCTTCACTGAGGCACCTGAGATTGGATCCGAATTCGTTGGTTACTACATCGGTAAGATGCGTCAGTTGGATGATATCTCCTTCGAGTTTGACTCATTGAGATCTTCCTTCAACCTCCGTTACTTGGGTATTTACTACTCCTTGACACTGACTGAAGGTGTTTCCTCTAACGTCATTAGACCTGAAAATAATATTATTGTTTCTCTCAACGGTGTTATACAGGAGCCTGGTGTTTCATATGAGATCGTTGGTTCTAGAATCATCTTCTCTGAAGTGCCTCGCGCAGGCGGCACATTCGTGGCATTCTCCTACATTGGATCTGATGCTGACGTGATCGCTGCAACTGTTGTGCCTCCTATCGAGACTGGTGACTCACTCTTCATCGAAGGTGAGGAATTCAACAGAGAAGTTGCTTTGATCGAATCTTCCAACTCTCTAATCACCTTTGAATACACTGGATCTGTTAAGGGTCGTAACGCTGAGGCACTTGCCAGAATCAAGAAAGGTAAGGTTACCGAAGCACTTCTCACCAACCCTGGCGATGGTTATACCTCCAGACCTAACGTTGACATCATCTCCTCTTCTGGATTTGATGGTCGCATCAAGGCACTGAATGGTATCGCACGCATTGACGTGAAGACTGCAGGCACAGGATATGCAATGCCTAATGTGTTGGTTGAGACTACTGTCCCCGACGACTACACAGAACCTACTGGCACACCTGTCAACGGTGGTTTTGATGTCCTCGCAGGCGAAGGTGCAGAATACTATGGTGGTGGTGCACAGATCGATCCTGGCACAATCGCTATCACATACAACCCTGTTAACGTAACTGTTAACCAAGGTCAGACAGCATCCTTCACAGTTATTGCTACTGTTAGCAATAATCAGCAACTGAATTATCAGTGGCAGAAGAAGGACTACGGCACAACTGTTTGGAGTAATATTATTGGCGCTAACCAAGCGACATTTACTACGATCTCCGCAGCGCAGGCAGACGATGGTGATGAATATAGAGTGGCAATCACAGCAGCAGGTGCAACACCTGTCTACTCCAACTCTGCGATCCTCACAGTCCAGACTGGTGCTACTGTCTTGAGCAACTTCAGTCCTGCACAAATCTTTGACGACGCCTAAATACAAGTAAAAAGATGACCGCTACCGCAACATACGATAGCTCTACTAGGACACTGGCAGTTACTGGTGACGGTCTGCCAGACCCCGTGAGTTACGGCACTTTCCCGAATGTTAACAACCCAAACTCTGTAACTGAGCAAGCATTTGCTCATACCTTCTATTACAGAGGTGGGACTTTTGGCATCTCTAGGACTTTTGATGATACTTCTTGGACACAAGAAGGTTTTATTAGAAGTGTCAATATTAGTGTTAATGATAACTCTTTGTTTGATAATCAAATTCAGAGTGGTGATCATCTTTTGTTTGTTTTCTCTGACGGAGTAAAACAAAGATTTGTTTATCAAGGCACAACATTTACAAGCTCAGCTGGTAATTGTTGGTTAGCGACAGATCAAAGACTTGATCTGATTATGGAGAATAGTGAAAGTGGCACATCTGGTACTTGCGAATATTATGACCAAAGAAACGGTAGGGCAGCTACTCCTCTTGGTGCTATTGGCATTGCTGCTAACGGGGTCGTTATGTTTAATCCTAGCGCTGGAAACGGTGGCAATCCTCCCGCAGGATTTAATTGGAATGCACATTATCCCACCTCTCCTGTAGATTTTGGTGATGATAGTTGTGGGGGACATCCAGAGCAAACAGGACAGTATCACTATCATGATACTCATTTCCTAGATTGCTGGAAAGACAATTCCATTATGGCAACCTACAATGACTATTATGGATCAACACAATACAACGGAAATAACATCAGACACCCTGATGGACACTCCAAGATGGTCGGAGTTGCATTTGATGGATTCCCAATCTATGGACCATTTGGTTACAACAACCCTTGGAATAACCTCTCTGGCACAGACTCTATGGTCTCGTCTTACAGGGTTAAATCAGAAGAAGCACTAGGTAGACCTGAGTATGGTCAGACCCAAGCAAACCCCCCTGCAGGGTCTCTCATGCAGGACTGGGAGTATGTTGAGGGTATAGGTGACCTAGACTACCATAATGGTAGATTTTGTGTTACACCCGAATTCCCAGATGGCACTTATGCCTATTTTTTAAGTCTTGATGAGAATGATGCTACTGAGGCAGCATTCCCATATTTGATTGGCACTACAACTAGAGAAGGTGTTAATCAACCTGTTAATAATGGTGCTGCAACTCCACCTAGTCAAGGTGGCGGCGGTGAGCAGCAAGGTCCTCCACCAACATTGCAGATTGGTGCTCAACCCCAGAATGTTACAACTGCGGGTGGTCTTGTTGCAACATTCACACTTACAGCACAAGTGCTACCAGAAAATGGACCTATTGCCTATCAGTGGCAGAGATCTACAGACGGTGGTTTCTCGTTTGCAACTATTACAGGTGCAACGTCAAATACTTACGCTGTAACTGCTCAAGGTTACATGACAGGATATCGTTATCGTTGTGAATTGCGTGGACCTCTCGGTGCACCTCAAGCAGCACAAAACTCACCATTGCTGTCTAGTGTTGCAACATTGACAGTAACTGGTAATGAGGGTGGCGGTAGTGGTGCCGACTTCTCCTTCACTAATGCTACATTCGATAGCACAGGTATTACCTTTGATGGCACCTAAATAAAACTGTAGAAATCCAAGCACGATGGCAAAGGAAAATCTAAATATCGGTTCTGCCGCCAACGATGGCACTGGCGATACTCTGCGAGATGGCGCTATTAAACTTAATAACGTCATTAATGAGGTCTACAATGCACTTGGCGATGGCACAAATGTGCAAATCGACATCGCTACTCCAGCAGCGGGTCAAGTTTTGCGCTGGAATGGTAGCACTGCATTTGTTGGCAGTCACTACGACGCATTGAGTAGTAACCTCGACGTAGCAGGAAACCAAATTACTTCGTCATCTGACGGTAATATTGTTGTTAAACCACATGGCACTGGCGATATTCACCTTTGGGCTGGATCTTCTGGAAGTCCTTTAACATATATTGATGGCGCTGATGGAAAGCTGAAATATTCTGCAGTGTATACAAACCTAGCAGATCTACCTGATGCTACGACACACCACGGTATGTTTGCTCATGTCCATAGCACAGCACATGGATATTTTGCACATTCTCCATCTGGAGAAACTGTTAACGTTGCAGTTACAGTTGGTGTAGATACTGTAGGTGGACAAGCAACTGGTGTTTTCTATCTCGATGGCACAGAAAAACCATCTAACTTCCCATTGGTAAGAGGAAATACATACGTCTTCGATCAGTCCGACGCCTCAAACGAAAATTATAATAGTCAGACTCACCCCTTGATGTTTAGCACAGGGTCTGATGGCGACCATAACGGTAATGGTCATTATATGGCTGGCGTGCAATACAAGTTGGATGGATCCAACGTTGACATGTCAGGGTATACTACTGGATTTGCTGCAGCTACAACTAGGACAATAGAATGGACTATTCCTTCTGATGCTCCTGCTGCTCTTTATTACTGGTGTCATCACCATACAGGACAAGGTAGCAGTTTTGCCGTTAGTGATCCTGTTAGATGGAGACAACTTCTTGATATCCACTCATCTATCGGTGAGTTGAAAGATGTTGACATGGCTGCCAATGGTGGTCCTAGTGATGGTCAAGTCCTTAAGTGGGTTGCATCTGCCAATGCTTTCCAAGCAGCGAATGACGATTCAACAACTGGTGGCGGTGGCGGCACAACACAGAATCTTTTTGAAACTGTTAATGCTGACACAGGCACTACAACTGCTTCTGCTGCAAATGACACCCTTATCATTGCTGGTGGGTCAAGTATCTCTACTTCAATTAGTGGTGACACTGTAACTATTGCTTACACTGGAGCAGCTGGCGCACCTGATCAAAATATATTTGAAACTTTTAATGCAGATTCTGGCACCAGATCTGCAGCCGCTACGGATGATTCTTTTACATTCACTGGCGGCACAGGTATTACGACATCGATCACTGGTGCTGCTATAACAATCACTAACGACGCACCTAACGTTGTCCAAAATCTTTTTGAGACACTTTCTGGTGATAGTGGATCTGTTACAGCTTCTACAGCAACTGGTGAGCTGTCGGTTGTTGGTGGCACTAACATCCAAACAGTAGTGTCTGGCACTGGTGCAAATACGGTCCTTACTATTAATAACTCTGCTGCTGCACTTCCTACAGCATCTGATGGTCAAAGTTTGATCCACAATGGAAGTGGATATGAAGGAGTTGCATCTCCTACAATCTCTTTCCAAATCACTGCTAATGGATCTGGTGCATACAGATTTGCAGGTGGTGGCGTTGATCCAAACACAGACGATCCTACAATCTACGTTTATCGTGGTTTTACATATCGTTTTGATAATACAGTTGGTGGTCCTCACCCATTTGCTCTGAGACTAACAAGTGGTGGATCTGCTGTTACTGAAGGCGTGAGTGGATCTCAGAATGGTGTCCAATATTGGACAGTGCCTATGGATCTTGCTCCTGGCACGACATATGTGTATCAATGCACTCAACATCCATTGATGGTCGGTAATCTTACAGTTGTCTAATAATGCCAAGAGTAGTTCCTGGTTCTGGTGCATCAATCGAGCCCATATTCAATAGCATATATGGGGTCAGAGATGTCTATGTCACAAACGGTGGATCTGGGTATGACCCCAACGATCCTCCTAGACTTCGTATTACTAATTGTGGCACACCTATCCGTGAGGCTGTCCTTAGAGCAGTTATCGAAGGAGATCTAGGTGAGATTACTGCTGTTGAAGTTTTAGATCCTGGTGAGGGTTACGATCCCCTCAGAATGGTGATTGATAGTGAAGATGATGGTTATGGTGCTGACGCAAAAGTATTTCTGAATGCTTCAGGTGGTATTGACTACATTCAGGTTACAAAAAATGGCGATCAATACTTTGATACTACTACTGCTGAAATTAAAGGTGGTGGTGGATCTGGATCAGAATTGGTCCCTATTACAGGTTTGTTAACTGGTCTCTCTATTGAGCAGTTTGGACAAAATTATACTAATGATGATATCAACCTTGTTATCAGTGGTGGCGGTGGACAAAACGCTACTGGTGTTGCAAACGTAAATGAGTTTGGTGAAGTTGATCAGATTCTTATTACGAATCAAGGTGAGTTTTTTGAGACACCTCCTCTCATTCAAATTATCGGTGGTGGCGGTAATGGTGCTACTGCTGAAGCAAATATTAATCTAGGTGTTATTGATGATATTAGTCTGCTACAAAAAGGTGGTGGATATGTCAATGATCCTCAGGTTATTTTTACAAGAGATACTAACCTAATCAGGACTGCAAGAAATAGACAGTCTTTGAATAGTGTGATGTATAACTTGACTGGTCTTCTAAAAGATGTTACTCCTTCTGAGCAGACCGTATATGTGCAGTCAACAGCTCCATATCCAGGATCTGGAAAACTTTTGATTGGTAGAGAAGTTGTTAGATATACTGGTAAAACTGCAAACTCTTTTACTGGTATTGATAGAGCAACAAATTTCCGTTTTGACCAGAAGGTTATTCTAGATAATCTACAGGATGATCCTGTTACAGGTGAGACTGCATATGAATTTAGAGTTACTGACCGCGTAAAAAGAGTCGTTGAAAACTCTAACAACAGAATTGCTATCGTTTATGACTGGGTGCCTGAAGAGCGTGCCCTATATCTTGTGTTTGAGATTGACGAGCTGGCATTTATTGATGCTGGTAGATCTAATGAAAAGTCTCAAGCAATTAGATTTATTTGCGGTAGTGCATCTTCATCTGGCACAGGTGTTGAGCCACATGTTTTGATTGAAGCAGAAGGTCAAAATATTGTTGCATTTACAAATCCACTCAGCTTGATTCTTAATAGAAAGTTTGAGGATGATGATGAGGAATACACTGATGAGTTTGGAAACCCAGCCTTTGGTGATGGAATTCCTGATTTGGTGAATGCAAATACAGATTATGCTAACGATACTTCTTTGGACGGTGGTATTGCCTCGTCTAAATATGGTATTGAGGAGACACTTGGTGGACAGAATACTACTCTGCTCCAAACAGGTGATCAAATCTATGATGGTAATGCACAACCTTTGGTTGCTGCCATCAGTGATGCTGGACAACTTGGAGATGGTGACGCTCATGTTTCTACAGCAAGTGTCATTGTCGAATTCTCTGGAGCATCAAGATATTCTGCATCAGAATCGCTGAGTGGAGCAACTACAGGTGTTACAGCAACATTTGTTTCTGTTGCGGAAAACACACCTAAAACAAATCAGCAAACTGTCCAAATAAAAACAATCGTCAATAATGGTGCAACTTACCTATTCCAAGTGGGTGAAACACTTAATGGCGTAACAAGTGGCGTCACTGCCACTATCAAAGCTATTGAATATAACAGCTTCGTAAGAAACGAGGACGATTAAGTCCCATAAATAAAAAGAAGGTATCGGTAGAAAATGGCACTACTTACTGACCAATTTAGAATTTTCACGGCACAGAGATTCAAAAAATCTCTGGAAGGTCCTGACCCAACTCAGTCGGACCTAGATGCTGGTGCAAATCGTGATCGACTGTATGTTTTCATTGGTCGTCCCCAACCGTGGGATAACGAAAACGCAGCACCTGATCCTGTGGATTCTTTCCAAGAATTCTCGGATGACTATTCTGACATGATCTCTCTTAAGAGAGTCCTTGCTAACGATACCATTCAAGTGGTCCGTCGTATTGACTGGATTCCCCCAGAGCAAACCACTGGTGGTCTGGGTTACGTTTATGACATGTATCGCCATGATTACTCCGCCACAAAGACGGCATCGTCGGGTGCGACGAAGCTTTATGATGCAGACTTTTATGTCGTTAACTCGTCCTATCAGGTCTATAAGTGCATCTACAACGGGACCAGTCCTAGTGATCCTAACGGTAAACCTTCTACTGTTGAGCCTACTGGTACTTCCACATCCATTATTACAACTGCCGATGGTTATCGTTGGAAGTATTTGTATACGATCCCTGTTGGTCAGGTTTTGAAATTCTTCTCGAATGAATACATGCCTGTGTTGACAGATACCGCTGTTATCTCAGACGCTATCGGTGGTGAAATCGACACAGTTGTTATTGCAGCATCAGGAAACGGTTATAACAATGGCACATATGAAAATGTCCCCATTAAAGGTGATGGCACTGGCGGGCGTGTTTCGCTTGTTGTTGATGGTGGGCGCATTGTGTCTGCCACTGTTACGTCAGGTGGATCGGGATACACCTTCGGTAAAGTCATCATCGATGAAGTCAACGGTATCGGTGCAGGTGCAGGATCAGGCGGTAGCGTCGAAGTAGTTATCCCTCCTGTTACTGGTCACGGTGCAGATCCCAAAGTTGAATTGGGTGGATATCGTATCATGATCAACACCAAATTCACCTACGCTGAAGGTAGTGGTGACTTCCCAACTGATAACGATTACAGACGTATTGGACTCGTTATCAACCCATACAAGAATGGCACACAAGAGTTGACATCAGATCTTACTCTGTCTGCTACAAAAGCTGTTATCTTCTCCCCTACATTTACGGGCAACTTCCAAACTGATGAGATTATCACACAATCTCGTACCATTGGTGGTCAGCAAGTTACTGCTCGTGGACGTGTTATTTCTTGGAATAACACAACGAAGGTCCTTAAGTATTACCAAAACAGAATTGACGGGGTATTCCCTGAAATTACAGGTAACCTGATTGACTTTGAAGGTGGTAACCCTGTGGTTGGTAGCACCTCTGGTGCATCTGCTGACCCTGATATCAACTTCCCAATTATTTCTGGTGAGTCTACCAGAATTATTAACAACACTGAATATGACCTTGGTATGTCATTTACCAATGGATATGCGAGACCTGAGATCGAGCCAGATTCGGGTAGCGTAATCTACATAGATAATAGAGGCGCGATCACTCGTGCTGGTGACCAAATCGAGGATATCAAAATCGTAATCGAGTTCTAAGATGCCCCAGAATACTAATCTAAATATTGCTCCTTATTTTGACGACTTCGATAAGGACAAAAACTTTTATAGAGTCCTCTTTCGACCAGGATATCCCATCCAGGCGAGAGAGCTTACAACGATGCAATCGATTCTACAGAATCAGGTTGAAAGCATCGGCACGCACTTCTTCAAAGAAGGTGCGATGGTCATTCCTGGACAAATTGGATATGACCTTAATGTGCAGGCAGTTATTCTGCAGCAATCTTTCCTTGGTGTAGACGTAGAGACATATAGGACACAACTTAACGGTCAGATTATTGAGGGCATCACAACTGGCGTTAAGGCAAAGGTCCTTTACTCTATTCCTTCTACAGAATCAGAGCGTGGTTATATTACACTGTATGTAAAATATATTGACTCAGGTGACACAACTTCAAGTGAATCTCTTAAAGGTTTCCAACCTAACGAGCAGTTGCTTGCTGAAAACGAAATCACTTTCGGCACAACTCTGATTGAAATTGGGTCTCCATTTGCACAGTTGCTTCCTGTTGATGCAACTGCTGTAGCATCTTCTGCTTATATCAATGAGGGTGTCTATTTTATTAGAGGTCACTTTGTTGATGTACCTTCCTCTTATTTGATTCTTGAGCAGTATTCAAACAACCCTTCTTATAGAGTTGGTCTTGAAGTTTCAGAATCCATTATTACTCCTGAAGATGATCCTTCTCTTAATGATAATGCCGCTGGCACTTCTAATTATTCTGCGCCAGGCGGACATCGTTTCAGAATTCGTACCTCTCTCGTCAAGAAAGCAATTAACGATGAGACAGATAAGAATTTTATCGAGCTACTCAGAATTAATAACTCCAAACTAGAGCAGTTTGTTAATAATACTGAATACTCTGAGCTGGAGAGATCTCTGGCACGCCGCACATATGAAGAGAGTGGCGACTATGTTATTGATACCTTTGACATCAAGATGCGTGAGCACCTTGACGATGGTTTCAACAATGGTGTTTATAGAGCAGGTGCACAATCCAGAGAAGGCAATGCTGCCTCTGAAGATATGCTTGCCATTGAGGTTTCACCAGGTAGAGCATATGTTAAAGGTTACAGGACTGAATTCCTTGTGCCTCAGTATGTTGATGCTCCTAAACCTAGAGACTTCAACTCTGAAGAAAACGCTATTGTATCTTTCAACCTAGGTCAGTTTGTTAAGGTCTACGATGTATATGGATGGCCTGATCTAACTGGTGAAGGTGTTACTGATGCATATCAAGTCCTTGAGATGAGAGACGACTGGGCTCTCAATCCAGGCTCCAGTGTAAGTGGTAGACAGATTGGTCGTTGTCGCACCATTCAGATCCAAGAAGATCAGACTGGCATCTATGACCTTTATATGTTTGATATTCAAATGTATACTGCCGTTAACTTGGCAGCAGGTAACCAATCTGTGCAGGTTGGTGATGTGATTGTCGGCAGGACTTCTAATGCTAGAGGTTTTGTTGCTGATGCTGGATCTGGTAACTATTTCTCCCTTGAGCAAGTTTCTGGTAAATTTGTTAACGGTGAGGTGATGGAAAGAGATGGTCGTGTTATCGGCACACTGGAAGCAGCATGGACATTTGAGCCTACTGATACAAGATCTTGTATTGGTAGAAACAACAGTAACCAAGTTATCTTTGGTTGTAACTGGTTGTTAAATGATCAAAGAGAAATCGAAGCAACTACTGTTACTCTTGATCAAGCTGCATTTACTTTGACTGGTTTTAGGACTAAGTTTGAAAACGATCTTAGACCAGGTGAAGTTGTAACTGTATCTGGCACAAGTGCAGAAGGTGAGACATCTTTCCGTATTGAGAGAGTTGATCCACAATATATTAAGACACAATCTGGTAACTCTCACACAGGTGCTTCCTATAATGTGTTTGATTATGCTACTCAAGTAGCGAGAGTTGATCCTACTCTGAATAAGGGATCTATTTCCAATGGAGAATATTCTGTATTGGCACGTCTTCGTCCATACATTTTCCAAAAAGATTATCAGAATGGTGAGCTGACGATTGATACTCCTAAGACTTCAATGAAGTCTATCAGTGATGAATCATTCTTTGTCTATCGCACATTCACAAACAAAACTGTTGTGTCTGGTGGTGTTACTGTTACTCTGCCTGAATCTGAGCAGTTTGCATCTCTTGACGGTGAAAACTATGTCTTGACTGTCCTGTCTGAATCTGGATCTGCATACTCAGTTGGACAAAACCTTGACATTGATGCTCTGAATGATGGTGGACAGTTGACTGTTACCTTCGGTGCATCTAGACAGTCCATCACGATTGACGGTTTGACAAATGTCCAGACTGTTAAATTGACTGCACTGGTTTCTAAGAATATCGTTTCTAAGAAAATTAAGACTGCTGCGAAGATGCGTGCCATGAAAGTGGTCCGCACACAAAATAATAATGACCAGCAAAAATTCGGTCTTGCTTACGGTAACTTGTATGGCACCCGTATTGAAGATAGAGAAATTTCTTTTGCTCTAAATGACGTTTATAAGATTCATGCAATCTATGAATCTGAAGACGATAATGATGCAGAAGCACCTTTCCTGACACTGCAAGAAGCAACCTTCTTTGATTCTGGTAGTGTTGTTATTGGTAGGACATCTGGTGCTCGTGGTCGTGTTATTCAGTTTATTAACGCAACTCTAAAACTACACATCGTCGCATTGAATGAAATTCCATTCTTGCCTGGCGAAACTATTGATGGTGTAGATGATGATAGTCAACCTCTCTCAGCAATCATTGATGATGCTGAAGGATCTATCGGTAGAGGTAGTAAAGTTATTACATCTCAGTATGAGTTGGATCCTGGTCAAAAAGCACATTTCTATGATGTTTGTAAGATCACTAGAATTCCAGGATTTACAGCACCTACAAGAAAACTACTTGTTATCTTTGACTACTTCATTCATGAATCTTCAGGTGACTATTTTGCTGCACAATCTTACACAGGTATTACTTTCAAAGAGATTCCAAATTACAAACTTGATGGATCTATTAACTTCCTGAGAGACCAGTTGGACTTCCGTCCTGCTGTTGGTGAATTGGCATCTGGTAACGGCACTATTGGTGCACCATACTTTGTTAACTGTGCATCTCTTGACTTTGCTGCACGCACATTTAACACTTCTGGTGGCACGGGCGGTGCGACAATCTTCGACATCATGAAGGTTGATACGGAATTTAGAATGGATTATTCCTACTATCTTCCTAGAATCGACAAACTGTTTATTACCCATGACAACAAACTGCAAGTTGTAAGGGGTGTCTCTGGTGAGGATCTTCTCCCACCTGAGGGTATTGAAAATGCTATGTTGTTGGCAGTGCTTGAGCACAAACCATACAACTACGATGTGGAGCGAGATACTCTGATCTTCCCTGAGATCATTCGTCGCTACACTATGAAAGATATTGGTGATCTTGAGACTCGTCTTACTCACGTTGAGTATTACACATCTCTGTCACTGTTGGAAGTCCAAGCAGACAACGCTAAGTCCTATGACGACAATGGTTTCGACCGTCTGAAGAATGGTTATGTGGTTGATGACTTTACCGACCACACTATTGGCGACGTGCTTAACGTTGACTATAAGTGCTCCATGGACTTCAAAGAAGGTCTGTTGAGACCTGCTCACTATACTACTAATGTCCCTCTTGAGTTTAATGCTTCAGCATCTAACAATGTTGTAAGGACTGAAAGTAATATGATCTTCCTGCCTTGGCAGGATGTTGAGATTGTTAAGCAACCTTATGCATCTAGGACTGAGAATGTTAACCCATTCAACGTGTTTACATTCATTGGTCGTGTTGACCTAACTCCAGCATCTGACGATTGGATTGATATTGAGCGTCTTCCTGCTCGTGTTGAAAACGTCGAGGGTGATTTCTCTGCTGTTGCTAGAGACCTTCAGATTGACCAGAATGGTTTTGCTCCTATCCAATGGGGATCTTGGCAAACCAACTGGACTGGTGAATCACTTCAATCATCTTCTTCCTTCCAGTCTAGATCAGGTACATATGGTATTGGTCGTCAGTTAGGTCGTGCTGGTCACGGTCAGCGTCGTCAGGGTCTTTTCTACCTGCACGAAAGACGCACATATCGTGTTGTTAACAACCAAGCAAGACAAGGTATCAGGACTCGTGTTGTGCCCAAGATTGACAGAAAGTCTCTTGGTGACACTATCCTGTCTCAAACAGCAATTCCTTGGATTAGATCTCGTAACATTGGTTTCAACGTTGATCGTTTGAAGCCTCGCACCAGAATGTATGCATTCTTTGATGGTGTTGATGTTACCAACTATATTACTCCTAAGGTTATTGAGCTGATCAAAAACTCTTCTGAAGACACTCGCACAAACGAAACACCTTTCGTTGTTGGCGAAACTGTCATTGGTGAATCTTCCAAGTGTCAACTTCAGGTCGTCGCTGCAAATGACGGTTATAAGACTGACCCTTATGGTGTTGGTGAGGCAACTCTTCCCGAGTCATATGCATCTCAAACACCCGTACTTAATATTGACTTGAAGGCACTTGCTGAAACTGTCAATCCTAACTTCTTCGGTAATGCACAAACAGGTGAAGTGTTGGTGGGTCAAACCTCTGGTGCTCGCGCTGTTGTGAAAGATCGCCGTCTGCTCTCTGATAACATCGGTAACCTGCAGGGCACATTCTTCATTCCTTCTCCTAAGAATGATGCAAACCCACGTTGGGCAACTGGCACAAGGACATTTAGATTCACAACATCTAATACTAATAGTAGATCACCTGGCGAAGTTGATTCTTCTGCAGATACTGAATATAAAGCAACAGGTACTTTACAGACTGTTAGAGAAAATATTCTTGCAATCAGAAACGCTCAAATCGTTAGAGATACTGTTACTGATGAAAGACAAGTTATTACAACTAGGACTGAGACACGTCAGGTTGGTTGGTATGACCCTCTTGCACAATCCTTCATCGTTGATGAAGAAGGTGGTATCTTCCTGACAGGTGTTGATATCTTCTTTAACACTAAAGATAGCAACATTCCTATCTCTATGCAGATCAGGACTATGGAGAATGGTTATCCTACTAAGGATATTCTTCCTTTCTCTGACGTGACAATCGATCCTTCTCAGGTTGAATTGTCTGATAACGCTGCAATCCCAACACGATTTACATTCCAGTCTCCTGTTTATATTAAGCAGTCGATTGAATATTGCTTCGTGCTTCTGTCTGACTCCAACGAATATAAAGTTTGGATCTCCAGAATGGGTGACGTTGAAGTCAGCGGGACAAGGACCATCTCTGACCAACCATATGCTGGTGTGCTCTTTAAGTCACAAAACGCATCTACATGGACTGCTGACCAGTATGAGGATTTGAAGTTTACCATCTATCGTGCTGAATTCACAGCAAGTATTGGTAACGCCGTATTTAATAACGCTGAGTTGGGTCTCGGTAACGGTGGTGTCCATAACTTGATTGAGAATCCAATTCAAACTCTCAAACCAAAGCAACAACTGTTGCTCCCTACAGGCACAAATAATAATTTCACTATTGGTGCTCGTATCATTCAGACACCTTCTAACGCAGAAGGCACCATTGTTGAGTTTGACTCAACATCTGATCCTGAAGTGATTACGATTTCCGATATTGTTGGATCTTGGCAGTCAGGTTTCTTGGATGCAAATGGTAATCCATTCCAAGGTATTAAATCCTCTCAGTCAACAGCAACCATTGTGTTGTCCGCTATCTTTAACGGTGTCTTTGAAGTTAATAATACTATCACAGGATCTACATCCAACGCTACCGCTAAAGTAACAAACTATGATGCAGGCACACAAACTTTGAGTGTCAACTTTGTTGATGGTGCATTCGACTTGGCAGATACACTATCTGAGCCAGGCGGCACATCTGCAACTATTACTAGCGTTACTTATGCTGGTGATACTTATGACACTTATCCTACTGCTGCTCCTACATATTCAAATGATGATAAGGAAGTCTTGGTGTATCACAGAAACCACTGTATGCATCAACGCACAAACAACGTAGAGGTTTCTGGAATTGTTTCTGAGATCCCTTCTACTACTTTGACTTCTACTCTGTCAGTTGGTGCTGGTAGTATTCAGGTGCAGGATGCTTCTGCATTCCATACGATTATTAATGGCACAGGAATTGGTAACTTGAATCCTGGCTTTATTAAGATCGGCACAGAAATTATTAAATACTCTGCTATTTCTACTAGCGGACAAACCATTACAGTTGCAACTTCTGGTAGAGGATCTAACTCTACTGCTGAGCAAGAGCATCCCTCTGGCACAGTTGTTGAATGTTACAACCTTGATGGTATTCCTCTGACAGAAATCAATAAGGTCCATACCAGCATTTCTTGCCCATGGTTGGATACTTATATGTTGCACGTTGATAGTGTTGCAACAAATGGAATTCGTGCAGGTGGCACAGGCGTTATTGCTTCTCAGAATGTCCAGTATGAGACTTTGACACCTACTGTCTCCACCATGAATCTCCCAGAGACTAATATTCTTGCTCGTGTAAATACTACTACGGGCACGTCAATCGGTGATGGATCTACCACCATCGACCAAGCGTCCTTTGTTAACAATGGCACATACGAGGATGTTGTCCTCAATGAGCAAAATAGATTCTACTCACCTCAGTTGATCTGCTCCAAGATTAACGAGCAAAACAAACTTGATGGTGGTAAGTCATTCAACATGATTATTGAGTTGTCTACTGATAAGGCATCTCTATCTCCATGTATTGACTTGGATCGTTGCTCTCTGATTACAACCACCAACCGTATCAATGCATGGCCAGGCGGTCCTGATCCTTATGGACAACAGTCTAATATTGATAGGGATCAAGATGTTTCGACACTTCCTAATGGTGATCAAAACGACGCAGTATACATCACACGTCTCGCCCGCTTGGGTCAAGAGGCTAGATCTCTCAAGGTTGACTTCCAAGTCACCAGACATCCTGCTTCTGAAGTCCGCGTATACTACCGTGCATTCAAGATCGGTAATGCTACATCCAGCGAAGAGACAGGTTGGACTCTGTTAGGTCTGCCGACGAATTATGACTCTACTCCTTCCGAGGAAATTCTTTATAAGGATTATGCCTATGAAGCAAGAGGTCTTAACTTCAACGCATTCCAAGTGAAGATCGTTATGAGATCTACTAACCAAGCAAGAGTACCTCTAATTGCTGATCTTCGTGCTACTGCTTTAGCTACTTAAAGCTCCCTTGCAACCCTTACATGGTTGATTATAATAATAATTGAGGCACTTGTCAAGTATGGCACAAACCAACCCCTATGATCCAGATCTCATCCCCGTTGAGGGGAAAGATGGCTGGTATCGTGACCCATACTCCAATGCAATCGTGAATTGCAATAAAAGTGAGTATGATAAATATATGGCAGCGCATGATAAGCGCACCAAAAAAGATGAATCCTTCTCTACTTTACAAGATGAAGTAAAAGGGTTAAAATCTGAATTGAATGACATCAAACGTTTACTACACATTATTGCTAACGGAGATCAATCTAAATGACACTTGACGTACCTGAAACAATGGACCAATCTGAATTGCTTGAGCAATTCAAGACACGCTATCAGAATTTGGTAACTGAGAACCAGAAACTCCAAAAACAAATTCGTGATAATGAAGCAACAGCACTGAAACTCATGGGTGCTATTGAAACTCTTGAATATCTGGACAGTCCACCCGAGGACAAAACTGAGGAAGCGGGTGAATAAGATATAGCCCCCGTAAAGGGGGTTTTCTTATAGACATATAAATAAACCAGCAGACAATGTGTGCAGTTGCAGGATCCTTTAAGCAATGGCAAATAGAATACAACTAAGAAGAGACGGTGCTCAGCAATGGGCAAACGTCAACCCTATCCTTGCCCAAGGTGAATTGGGTATCGAGATCGATACGTCGCGTATCAAAATCGGTGATGGCGTTACGCCGTGGAACTCGCTTAAATATGAGCGACCACTAGAAACCGAATCTAATACCGCCAACACTCTGGTAAAGAGGGATGCTGACGGTAACTTTGAGGCGGGTGCAATTACTGCATCGCTGATTGGTAATGCTGCGACTGCAACAAGACTGGCAAACTCCAGACAGATCCAACTGGGTGGTGACATGTCTGGTAGTGGCACGTTTGATGGATCCTCAAACTTGACCATTACTGCAGAATTGAATTATGTTACAACTCTGCCACACTATGATCAGAATGATCTTGACGCACAAGGCACATATACAAAACTAACTATTGACTCTCGTGGTCGTATTGTTAACGCATTCAATCCCACGACTCTAAACGATTATGGAATCGTTGACGCGCAACCTCTTGATAGCGATCTGACATCGATTGCTAGTATGACCACTTTCGGTCTGATGTCTCGTCAGGCAGAAGGTAGTATTGTCACTCGCACCATCACTGGTGGTAGTGGTCGTATTATTGTACAGAATGGTAACGCACAAACCAACAACCCCTTCCTTGATCTTGCTGATACAGCAGTTGTTGTTGGCACATATAACCCTGTAGGACTTGGAGATACCCCTCTTGTTTCTGTAGGCACAGGTTCTCAGACTGTTAATACTACAAACTTCACAGTTGACAGATACGGTCGTTTGACTTATGCTCAAACCAGTCCTATCGCAACTGCAACGGAGGGAGCGAAGTCTGGCACATCTTTCACCACTTACGATAACGCTGTTGCGTATCCTAGATTTTCAAAGATTATTGCTCCTAATGGTAGAGTATATCAAGCTGCTATTCGGGATGTCGGAGCAGGTCTCGGCGCACCAACGCACAACACAAACAATGGTGATGCAGACGATCAAGGTGGATGGAGAGATCTGGGTGCTGATTCCGTCGAGCAAAAGGGTCTTGCGAGTTTCGACCAAGAAGACTTTGATGTAGATGACAACGGTCATGTAACGATTGCTGCAGACGCAATCGAAAATACTCAGTTACAATCTGCTGGTAAACTTATGTTTACCGACCAAGCAGCAACTGAAGAGTTTATTCTCGACAAAGAGCGCACAACTGACAATGCCTATCATGGCATCACTAAAGTAAACCATGTTAACATCAACAACCGCACTGGTAATTCTGTTTTCAGAGTTGTTGGCTACGATACTTCTGAGTATCCCTTCCAACCTTCCATCCTGTCGCAGGGTAATTCTTACCCCGCTATTACTGCTGATGATGCTAACGGCAATGGGAGCGCCACAAGCGGTTCTTCTCTTACTGGCGCTGTTGACATTAATCTTGACACTACCCTTTCTGGTAATCTTACCCTCGACGTTGCAAAAGTCGATCAATTCATAAAGAGGACTAGCGGCAATCTTGAGGTTGCTCTAGAGATTAATGAAACTAACAACCGCTCGATGGATGTTAATGTCACCAACGCAGGTTCTGGTGATGCAACATTCAATCTGACTGTTGATCAAGATATTACTATTAACGTTACCGATGTTGATCATCGCGTTAACGTAGAAGACTTCCACATTCAGGATAATGTGTTGTCAACCACCAATTCCATCATGGTGCTTGACCCTGCTGATGACGATGACATTAGTGGCACAGTCCGTATCCGTGGAGACTTGACTGTTGATGGCACCACGACTACAGTTAACTCAACTACAGTCACCATCGATGATGTCATTCTTACCTTGGGCGGAGACACAACACCAACGCTCGATGATGGAAAAGACAGAGGTGTTGAATTCCACTATTATGATTCACAAGCAAGAAAAGGCTTCTTCGGGTGGGACGAAAATTACGCGGATGCTAACATATGGTCTGGCACTGGCGGGTATAGGTTCCTCTACAACGCGACTAACACAAGCGAAGTTTATTCTGGTACTGACGCTCCTCTCATTGCTGGTAACCTCAGACTAACAACTAATACGTCTTCTACTTGGAAGACACCTACAACTGGCACATTGGTAGTAACTGGTGGTGCAGGTATTTCTGAAAACCTCAACGTGGGTGGCACAACTCACCTGAATGGTAACGTTGAGATTGATGGCACACTTGATATTGATGCCAACTTTGCTATCAGAGATGGCAGCACTGATAAGTTTACTGTTGCTAGTGCTTCAGGTAATACTGTTATTGAAGGCACACTGGATGTCCAGCTGGAAACTGAAATTACAGATAACCTAATTGTAAGAGCAGATAATAAAGTATTTGATATTAAGACAGATGCTGGCGTATCTAAGTTTACTGTAGATACCGATAATGGTAACACTGTCATTGAAGGCACAGTTAATGTCAAGCAAGGCGTTGACTTTGATAGCACACTGAATGTCGATAGTGATGTAACCTTCAACGCAACATTGGATGTTGACGATGATGCTACATTCCACAACGACATTACACTTGATACCACTGGTAAATTCTTTACAATTACCAATGGTAGTAGTCAGACTTTCCGTGTAACATCGACAAATGGTAACACAGATATTGAAGGTAGTCTTAATGTTGGCGGCATCAACACTTTTGAGCGCACTAACAATATCGTTATTGCTGAAACTACAGACGATATCACATTAAGCACTGTAGGTAACGCTACCTTTGCTGGTGGTGTAAACATCGATAAGGATGTAAGAATCGGCACCGATCTGTACGTGGCCGACCGTTTAGTCGTCAAAGACGCTGGCACAGCACGCACACGTCCTTCACTTCTCAACAACGTTGATGTCCTGTATCGCACCTATCTGGGTGGTGGCACAGCACACAATGCAGACTTTGCTGATGATCCTGATGCTCAACTTAGAGTTGCAGGTGGTGTAGGTATTGTCCAAGACTTGTATGTTGGTGACGATTTCTATATTGGTAAGGTTTCTAATACAGACACTATTGAATTCCAAGTCCTTGGTGAGTCTGGTGCTACTACAATCGGTCGTGTTGGACAGGGTGGCACAACAGATGGATCACTTACAGTCCACGGTGATGTCACATTTAACCGTGATGTCACATTTAATGGTGACGCTCTAACCTTTGGTGTTGATGCAACTGATGTATTGACAGTCAATGCTATCTCCACATTCACTGACAACGTTACTGTTAACGGTGACTTGGATGTTGATGGTAATACCGTTATTGAAGGTAACCTGACTGTTAACGGCACAACTACAACTATTAACTCTACAACTCAGACTCTGGACGATCCCGTCTTTACTCTGGGTGGCGATACTGCTCCTTCTCAGGCAGATGCTAAGGATAGAGGTATTGAGTTTAGATATTATTCTGGCAGCGCACAGATTGGTTTCTTTGGTTGGGATAACTCTGCTGGTCGCTATGCTTTCTATCATGGAGCGACTAATTCTTCAGAGGCATTCTCTGGCACACGCTCTGGTATTGACGCTGGATCAATCAAACTATTTGATACAACTAATTCCACATCAGCATCTACAGGTGCACTGATTGTTGGTGGTGGTGTTGGTATTGGTCTAGACCTTACTGTTGGTGATGATCTTATTGTTACCGATGACGGTAGTTTCGGTGGCAACGTAGATATTACTGGCACATTAGATGTCACTAATGACCTTGCAGTCAACGGTAATAAATTTACTGTTGTTGCCAGCAACGGTAACACATATGTTGCAGGCACTTTCCAAGTTGATGGTAACTCTACCATTGGTAATGCTGGATCTGATAACCACATTGTTACTGGCACAGTAACATTCAACCAAGCAATTACATCTACTGACATCACTGCTGATCAGATTGAGATTGGTGTTGATGGTCCTACTGAAATCAGCACTACTTCTGGTAACCTGATTCTTGATTCTGATGGCGGCACTGTCAACATCACAGATAATGCTGACGTAGACGGTAACCTCAATGTTGATGGCAATACACAGATTGATGGCACACTCACGGTTGATGGCAACGCGACTATCGGTAATGGTGCTGGGGATGCACACGTCGTTACAGGTACTGTCACCTTCAACCAAGCGATTACTTCCACCGACATCACGGCGGATAACATCAAGATCGGCGTTGATGCTGCAACCGAAATCTCCACCACATCAGGAAATCTAATTCTTGACTCTCAAGGTGGTCAAGTCCATATCACAGACAATCTTGAAGTTGATGGATTCATTCTGGTAGAAGGTAACTCAACTCTTGGTGACGCTTCTAGCGATACTCTGACAGTTAATGCTACATCTACATTTAACGCTCAAGTTAATGGTAACGCAGCGATCTGGAATAACCTAAGAATTGGTTTTACAAACAATA